GGTTGCATTGGGCGCGAAGGATATTATCCAAGCGCGTGGTGGTGACGATGAAGAAAGCATGGCACTGAGGACACGGAATAAAAGCAAGGTGGCAGAGGCACTTGGCTTTGATGTCAAAACTCACGGAGATGAGGATGACTTTATTGGTTGGTACTACGAAGGTCTTTTGCAGATGGGTGGACTGGGTCTTATTGCCGACCTGCTACACAGCACTGTTCAGCAAGTAGACAACGGAGCCTATGGGCGAACCAGAATAGCAAGCACAGTATTAGGGCCGAGCTATGGGTTGGTCTTTAATGATGGCTTGAATGTACTTGCCGGAGTGCAAGACGCCGCAATGGGTAACGACAGCAGTAACGCTAAAGAGCGTAGTGCAGCCAGATCTGTGGCAAGTCGGATACCTATAGCCGGAGGTGTGAGGTCTGTAAGAGAGAGCATCGTTGACGCCATCGGTGGAGAAGCCACTAAGAAGAAGCGGAAGGGACTGGGTAATGGCGGTCTTGGAGGTGGAGGCTTGGGATCAGGACTAGGAGATAATGGATTGTGAGCAATAAGAAGCTAGAGTTTAACTCTCGCTTCAACAAGTATGACATTAACAGAGACGGTACGGTGACTGACGAAGAAATGGCGAGAGCCAAAGATATGCTTGAAATGGAGCTGAGAGAAGAGAAAGTTCATCAGCAACAACGCATGGCTTGGGGAGCTATGGCTACCATGCTTGTGTTTACGGTTCTCTTGTTTACGCCGATAATACCCGTTGACCGTGTCAATGCTTTATCAGACTTACTTGGATTGTTTTACATTGCACAGGCGGGTGTTGTTGGAACCTACATGGGTGCTCAAGCATTTGCGGCGAAGAAGTAACGCAGGGACGACAGATGGTTGGTTAGCGGAGAGAATATACTCACGTTAATTTAAGGGAGACCCTCTATGTTACAAGCTCTAATCGGCCCAGTAAGCTCACTATTAGATAAGTTCGTCACAGATGCGGATCAGAAAGCTGCTTTGGCTCATGAGATAGCGACCATGGCCGAGAAGCAAGCGCATGAAGTCGCGCTCGCCCAGATAGAAGTCAACAAGATGGAAGCCCAAGGCAACTGGTTTCAGTCGTCATGGCGTCCACTCGTGGGTTGGGTTTGCGCGATAGCCTTTGGTTGGCACTTTGTATTCCAACCCTTGCTGATATTCATCCTGACGTATGCGGGACTGCCTGTCCCAGACTTACCAGACTTTGACATGTCTGCACTCTTAACTGTCCTTGGTGGACTTTTAGGTTTGGGATCATTGAGAACATTTGAGAAATTTAAAGGAGTTACAAAATGAAAGAAAAGATAATTAATAATTTTTCGGCTGCGGTTCGAGAGGTCTTCGCCGCACTAGAGCACAAGACAATGTCAGGCATCCTGTTTTCTACAGGGGTCATCTTGGGAGTCTGGATAATCGCACCCTTGTTTAACTAAGAAAGGAACAGGATGTTTAAACTAAGTAAAAGAAGTCTTTCACGTCTGGAAGGCGTACACCCACTATTGGTTGCAACAGCAAAATTAGCTATACAGCACACCAAGGTAGACTTCGGAATTACGTGTGGCGTCAGAACCTTGGAGCAGCAGAAAAAAAATGTTGCTGCCGGGAGAAGTTGGACGATGAATTCTATGCACCTCTTGCAAGACGACGGATACTCTCACGCCATAGATTGTGTTGCTTATCTGGGGTCAGACGTGTGTTGGGAAATAGAAGTGTATGATGAGATCGCTGATGCAATCAGGGATGCGTCCATAGAAGTTACGGCAGATACGGCCATGGACTTTGATATTACTTGGGGGGCCGCATGGCACAAACCATTGAACGAATGGGGCGGGAATTGCGAGGCTCTATGTAATGAGTATGTGGATCTTAGACGGTCTCAAGGTCGTCGGGTGACAATGGATGGCCCTCATTTTGAGATCTCTCGTATATCTTAGGAGGAGATAATTCTCCGCCGAGAGCTGCGTAAGCTGCCAAGTCTACCCAAGAATCTTCGTGGCTTATAGTCTCACAAAGTCTGGACATCTTTACCCAAGCCATCATCATCGCGACATGGCCTTCATTAACTTCACCGTGAGTTTGTAGGGCAGATTGGATAATCACATTCCAACCCTGCTTAATTCTACAGAAATTCGCTGACGCTGAGCCGTAGTCTTTAGCCCTATCCCCGTTTATTAATTCCTCGGCTTCTTTAAGGATGTCTTCTCTGTTCATTTGTCTTCCCCCTCAAGGTCAACAACAAACTGATACTCCATCATAAGAGCCTTTATCTCGGATTCAGTCATCCTGACGTCGTGCTCTAGGTCTGCGACCTCATCACGGAGTCTTCTTCTCTTATCTTTGGCTTTCGAGAACTGGTCTATGTAATCCTGAGTACCATCATCTTTGGTTTTTAAAAGATCAAGACGCTCACTAATAGACACAATGTCATTCTCGCAGATCTTGATCTGTCTCAGTTGCTCCGACCTCTTCTTCGATAGCGCATGAAATTCCTTCTTAGTATTTTCAAATGCCATAGCTATCTTATTCCTTCGAGAGTGGTTTAAACTGCTCGTATTTTGGACATAGATCTCTTGCCTCGTCGTCCAGTTTGGTACAGTGCCAACGTCCATCGGGTCTGGGAAGGGAAAATGCGCACGTAGGGCAGTCTTTGGGAACTTCCTTATCGCCCCAACAAACACCGCGTTTAAAACATCCCTTGCACCGCCAGTCGGTTCCATCGGTACTAACCTTACGCGCCTGTCCTGACACAACTCTTTCAATTCTGTTTTGTATATGGGCATATTCAAAGTCATCAAACTCTATTATCTCCGCGTGGTAATCACAGTTGTTCTTGTTAATGGCCACGAATAATGTTGTTTCGATCTCACCCATACCCATCATCATTTGGCACTGGCCAAAATATTGAGGGTGGCTGACCTTAACTCCAGACTTCTTGAACTTACTAAAGCTCGCATCGTTCATGGATTTGATTTCCAAAACCCTTATGGTTTCATCTTCGTCTTCCACCATGCCATCAGTGTGGCAGACAATGTGTCCACCCCATGCTTGGTAGGTGTGTTGCTTTCCCGTAAGGGCATCAACTTCCCACACTCTGAGGTTAGCTTTTTTCTTTAGGTCATCTACTACCACGTCTTCAAGCATATGACCGAGGTTGAAAATCCTTTTGAGTCTTGGGTCGGGCGGGTTGTTTGGGAAGCCCCTCAGATTGTAAGCAAGCACGGCTTCGCAGGGTGTGCCGATGATACTGGCTCCTATGTAACGGCGAGCTTTCTCTTTCTTATCGTTCTCGTACCCCCTGTCGATTGCCTGTACTACTTCATCTGCGTTCATTATTTTTCCTCTTAAATAAAAAGGGGGAGTCTCCTCCCCCTTAGTGACGTCTAAAACGGTATGGCGTCGTCTAGCTGTTTCGCAGGAGTGTCGTCGTCCGTTGCCGCATCAAACGACTTGATCTCTGGATACTGCTTTTCTACGCCATCTTTTGTGTAGGGCTTACCCATCCCAACATAAACTTTGGTGATAAGACCTTCACAGGTTCCGACGTCTCCCGGTTTGTCAGGAGAGGGGTGTCCTCCCGCAACCAAGAAAGACTTGAGCATACGTCTTCCAATCTCTTGTGCCATAGAGCTAGACGTATGAACAAGATTGAAGCTATGCCCCAACTTGCCCTTTCCGTCTACGGCTGCGAAGACGCAGCGTAGTCTTTTATTAGACCCGCCGAAGTCTTCCATAGCCGCTTCTTCACACTTAACAACATGCTCTCCCTCTCGGAGCATAGTGCTACCAGAACTCTCCTCTACATCAGATAGATCGAGAGATCCAAAACCATTCCAATCACTCATTGTTTTCTCCTTCTTTATTTACAGATTTGGCTTTAGCAAATGCTTCAAAGTCTTTGTCTGGCATTGCCATCCGCGCAAACAAAGCGGTTATGTCGTCAACCTGCTCGTATGGTTTAAGCCTATTACGAGGATCTCTTACTTTACCGTGCCAACCAGATACCTCATCAGTAACAACGAAGCGTCGTACTCTGGGGGTTCCTTGGTCGTTCTTCTCCGTGGCCCTGACACCACAAAGGACATGGTCAAAGAGCGCAGGGACATGCTTACTTACTGCATTACCCTTAACTAATGGCCAATACTGCGTAACATCGTTGGCATCTTTTTCTTCTTTGGCCAGACAGGTTACATAAACATGGATAGGTAAATCCCTTATCCATTTAAGTGCTCCAAGCATTAAGCGATTGTAATCACCCCACATCTGGAAGCCATTACTGTTGCCTTCATATTCTTTTTCCAAATGTGAAATCAACTGCTCAGAGAGTTCTGTAAGACTATCAATAGCAAGCCACTTATATTCCTGCTTTTTAAAGTCATCGCTCTTGAGCATATTGATAATGCCTCGGAAACTAAACACACCATTCTCAGGATCGTGTGCCTTATCCCAAGATGTGAAAGGAACGTAGTCTATCGACACGTCCTCTACGGATTTAAGTCCGCTTTCTCCAGACAAGATTAATCCCTTGCCATATCTCTCTTGGAAATTACGGCACTGGTAGGTCTTACCAAAACCGTGGTGAGCGTAAAGTAACACCTTGATCGGCCCATCGCTCTGTAGGGACGAGGTGTTTTGTATTTTAAACATGACGTATTACCTTAATTTTAGGTGAGTCTAGCTTTCGCGTTAATGCAACCTTCAGTTGTTCCTGTTGTTCTGTGGGGATCTTCTGAAACTTGCGCTTATCGACAGTCAAGCTACGGTTTATGTAGCTTGGTATGTCTCCCTGAGAAAAGATTTCTTCTAGCTTCTTCTTATCCCAAGTCCATCGCTCTGATCGTCTTACGACGACGTCGAATGATGAGGTGGAGATTGCTAACTCTCCTGCTTCTTCTGGAAATAGGTGACCAATTTCACCTTCCAGTTGGCCCATCCTCTCACTAATACGCTCATGGTCTTGTAACAAACCATGATATTCATCAGCTAAAGGTTGTAGCCTGTCGGCAGTCATGCTCGCAACTTTGGACTTTGGTTGGAGTTTAGTTCCTTCCAGTACGTCCCAATCGTCTTCTATCATTTTAAGCCTCCTTTTTGCACCAGCATACTCGTTTGGTGTCTTTACATACTCGGCAGGTGTATTATAAGATATACAAACAAACATGCAACTAAAAAATGAAAGGAGAAAAATCGTGAAGATAAGGCTGAACATCGAGGCTCTTATCCAAGATTGTGGGGGAGCGTCTGCTACCGCGAAGATTGCAGGGGTAGTAAGAACCGCACCGTACTCATGGATAAAGAGAAGGTATGTTTCAAGCCGCGTACTAGAGCGAATTAAAGAAGCTCGACCAGACTTAGACTTTAACAATTACTTTAATGAGGATGATAATGAAAACAAAACTGGATGCGGCTCTGGAGTATCTGGATAGAGGTTGGTCAGTTATACCAATCAAACCAGAAGGTAAGAGACCTGCTATTAAATGGAGAGAGTATCAAGAACGTCTACCAACTGAGGACGAAGTAGAGCAATGGTGGACGCAATGGCCTGATTATGACATTGCAATAATAACGGGGGAAATATCGGGAGTCGTGGTCGTAGACTGCGACAACGAAGAATCTATTCACGCGGCTTTCGATGCTAAGATGAGATCGCCTATTGTTGTTAAAACAAAACGGGGCAAACATCTTTACTTCACCCACCCTAAAGACGGGATCAGACGCGGGCCTCGTGCGGGCGTCAACAGCAGGGGTTCCGACTGGCCAAAAATTAATGGCCTAGATTTTAGGGGCGATGGTAGCTATGCGCTACTCCCCCCTTCTAAGAATTACATATGGGATTATCCGTCCCACGTTTTTGACTGGGACGAAATGCCTGTATGGGAGGATTGGAAACCCGCCTTGAAGGAAGATGTTGGGGAGGATGGATTCCATTTCAGCGACTTAGATTTAACTGATGTCAATCCTTTCAGGCCAGATGAGTTAATGTCTGAGTGGGACAGGACAGCCGCATATGTGAAGACAAACTTCCCATCATCGTTAAAGATCCCATCTGGATTGGGTAATGGGCGTAATGAGCGTGTGATGCGTTACATATCCGAGTCAATACTAGAGGGATATTTTGGGGCCGAGCTAAGACTTCGGGGCTTCCAATTTATGAAAGAGTTCTTTGATGACAGGCTAGATGACAATGAGTATGAGGCGACAGTTCAATCTATGGAACAGTCGGAGCGACGTAATCATCCAGATAGATTTGATGAGAGCGGCACATATATATACAAGCCTTATGTCAAAGAAGGAAAAGACGATGAGCCTCGTGAAAGAAAGCTCATTCAGATGCGTGATGCTGAGCAATTATTACAGGAGTCAGATGCTAAATCGTACTTGATTGAGCCTTGGCTACCTAGTAATACCATCGTGCAGGTCTTCGGTTATTCCGGCCACGGTAAATCCTTATTCGTTCAACACGCAATGTCCGCCTTGTGCGCAGGTAGAAAATACTATGGGCCTTTTGAGATAGGCAGACCTGCACGAGTCTTATACCTAGATTTTGAAATGGGGATGGCCACCATCGCACGTCGTCTGATGGAGATGCGGCAGGTTCATGGAGACAGTCAAGACAGGTTGAATATCTGGACGCCGTTTGTTGACCAGAAAGAAATGGATCTCAATCAGAAAGAAGGTCTACTCGAACTGAAGCAGTGGATAGACTTCAGTAAGCCAGACGTCATAGTCATCGACACCATTAGATCGGCATACCCCGGACTGTCTGAGAACTCGGCGGAAGAGTGGGCTAAGATAAACAAACTGGCAGTGAAGCTAAGAAACTCTGGCTTGTCTGTAATAATGCTACACCACAGCAACAAACCTAGTGAGAGTGGTATTGGTCGTGAAGCAGGTAGTACCAATCAGCTTACTGTATTGGAAACTCAGATACGTGTTGCGCAAGTCTACCGAGATGAGGACACAGCGAAACAGAACGCTGCCATCTTCGATGGTAATTATGACAACCCTGTTTGGCCACAGCTAGAGATGAAGCTATCTCCAGACTACCGTTTATACATGGTAATGGAGATACGATATGGAAAGGTTCGCGAGTGGACAGACATGCACGATAGGATTCAGTGGATTGGCTTTGCAGCTCACAACAAAACAGATGAGAAGGTT